ACTCATGGTCAATGTAAACTCTAACCCGCTGCCGTTACCTACATAAGTAATACCATTTGAAGATGTAGTTAATCCAGACCAAGATATACTAGTTGGCTGGCTAGACGTTGCAACAAAATTAGTAGTTAAAAAATTAAACAAGTTGTTATTTGCCAGTAAAAGCCCTGTTGGAATATATGCATTGCTGTCGTATATGTATTGACCTAAAGAGCCTACTGAATAACCAAATCTTACATTGCTAGGTTTTCTTATGTATGTTACTGAAATATCTGATTGTATAGAACTAGGTTCTACATAAAGCTTTGGAGATGGAGTTGTAGTTAATTTGTCCTCGTATGAGTATACAGGAAAGGAAGCAGAAGGTTTTGTTAAAGGTGAAAGTTTTAAATACAATAAATCATTTCTTTGCACTCTTTCAACTTCTGTTGAGTCTTTATATATAACAGTACCTATTCTGTGTAAGCCTGTAGGAGTAGTAAAAAGTTTGTTAGCACCGTCCCAAGTGCAATTGCCTTGAGTTTTAAATATAGATATTTTATCATCTACGTTTTTAACTCTATCGGCATATTCTGTTTCATCTTGACGTATACGTAAGTTCTGGTTCAAGTCTTCAAAATACTTTTCAAATATTTCTAACTGAACTTGTGTGCCTGTTTTATTAAATTCATCAGGAGTTATATAACCTCTCTGTTCTTTGTTTAATATTAATAAAACCGTTTTATAAACTTCATTTACGTTTATTGCCATTTTAATATTTTTAAAAAAAAAGGGTGGCGATAAAACCACCCTTATTTATAATCACTTGTTATTTAAGTTTTTTATCGATAGATTTGTAAACTTCAAGTCCTTCATCTGTTTGGAACCAAGCAGCCATTGCTGAATATGGATTCTCATCAAAAGGAACTGTCATTAATTTTCTACCGTTAGTACCCCAAGTAAACGTTCTTTGATCTTGAGACAACTTAATAATACCTGACTCAGTTGCGTTAATAGCAAAGTTTCTAAGTACTACATTTTCATCTTCTGCTAAATCTAAAAACAATTTAGGGTTTCTTTTAGCAAATATTAATATATCTCTTTTTAGCTCTTTAGAACTTAAACCAGATACAGCTGAACCATTTTCAACTCTTAATATAGCTTCTGCTTGTTCAATATCCATTACTGAAGCAGCGTTTAATGCTTTAATTTCAAATTCTATCATATCTAATTCATCGACAGCTACAGCTTTTTTGTCAAATTCATTATAAACTTTTCCTTTAGCTGGATGGTATATAGATAATAGTTTTTGTAATTGAACTTTTTCTTTTGGCACAAATAATGTTCCATCTTCAAAAACAATATGCTCTAAAGTAACTGGCCCTTGTTGTTCATCAACAAACACAGACTTTTGATTAGTTGCATATCTTAACTCTCTGTTATAACCTTTTATTGGGTCAAACCAAAACATTGGATGTCTAGGAGTGTGTCTTGAAGGAATTTTAAATGTTAATGGTTCTTTTGAACCTGTTAAAAAATAAGTTCTATCTTTATATTCCCAAGTATCTTTTTTTACTTCAGGAGTTGCTGGGGCTTTGGCCACAGGCTTTTTCTTTTCTTTTGTTTCCATAATATAATATAATATAATAATTAAAAAAGACCCCGCCGAAGCGGGATCTTATTATTGTTTTTTAAGATACAGTTACCGATAAAACATTTTGGCTAAGAGCATCTGGATAAATACCAGGGCCAGCAGCACCATTTATTTTATTTATAGCGTCAGTAATCTTGTCAACGTCTCCTTGAACAAAATCAGAAGAAGCGGTAGGAACTATTGTTACAGTTCCACTAGGTACATATTTAACTATTATTTCTACATCAGCAGAAGTTCCTAGTTTTATTGAACCTACGTTTTCAGCAGGTAACAAATCATATTCGCTACCAGCTTTTTTTAATTTTACATATCCCATTTTCTTTATCTTTTAAAATGTTAATAATTATATAGTTGACTTAAACAATACGAAGTTATTCGCAGCTTGAGTAACTAAACATCTTTCAGATAAGAAGTGTACTTCCATAGCATCAAGAGCAGAAGTATAAGCACCACCTACAGAACCTGTAATCCAGTTTTTATATCGTCTGTCATCAGTTTGAGAAGCTCTATATCTTACATGTAAGAAAGGACGTCTAATGTTTGATCCTAACATTTGATCATAAACAGTAGTAGTACCAGCAGGAACCATAACACCATCAATATCAGATGTTAAACCTCTAGTAGTAGCATCGTTTAAGTATTTCCAGTCAGTCTTGTAGAAGTCATAAGAACCTCTTCTAAATCCTGAAAAACCAAAGTTAAGTGCCATTTCTGATTCATTGTCAAATAAACCATAAGAAGCAGCTTGTGTACCAGCGTAACCTCCGCCAGCCATAGCAGCAATCATATCATCAAAATCCAAAGCAGTAGCTCTGTTTAAGAATAACATGTTTTCTTCAATAGCTCCTTGCTTGTCAAGTTGTTTAAGAATAGCATCAAAATCACCTAATGCACCAGCTCCAGGAGCAGCAGCACCAGCAAAATTTTGCCATACGTTACCTCTTGTTTCAATAGCATCAAATAAACCTTGAGTACCTATTGGAGCAACTCCATTAGTGCCATCACTAGTAAATTGAGTATTACCAGCTGTGTAGTCAAAGGCGCTAACGCCAGAAGCAGCAGCAGCTTTTACACCTTCAACGCAAGTCATTTCTAAGTAATCTTCAAATCTTAGTCTTGTTTCAGACTCAGCTTTTAGATACCACATGTAACCTGATGTTCCATCTTCAGTAGCAACTTCAATCCAACCAATTTGAGCAGCGTCAGAACCTGATACTTCAAATTTATCTTTAATGATAACTGGGTTGTTTGCATAAGTTTTTGGAGTAGGCTCAATAGATCCAACCATTTGGTTAGTTCCTTTAGCAAATTCAGAACCATAAACAAACAGTTTTAATCCAGTAGTTCCCAAATTAGCAGCAGTTAAAGTAGCAGCTTCGTAAGGTACAGCAGTAATAGTTAAACCAGCAACAGCTACAACTAAAGCTTTTACAGTAGTAAAGCCATCAGCTATAACTATAGTTTGATTTACTCTTACAGCTTGGTTACCTGTTATAGTTAAAACATCACCAGCTCTAGTTACACCTTCATAAGCGATGTGTAATCTATTTTGCTCAGACCAAATTACTTGATCAGATGTCATAGGCATTTCAGCGCCTACCATTCTCAAGAAAGCAGATAAAGTTCTGTTTCCGTATCTTTCTACTTCAGCTTCGTAAAGCTCAGGTAGATATTGTTGTGTCCAAGTCGAAAAATTAGCGTCGTGAAAATTGATATAGTTATCAACCACAGCTTGTTGTTTCGGCATAGGGACAATTGATGGTGGAAATGCTCCGCCACCTGCAGAATTGTCTAAAAATCCCATTTTTATATTTTAGTTTAAGTTATTTTTTTATTTTATTTATTTTTAACTTAGAACTTGTATCACCAGAAATAGCTCTTACTTTAAAACCATTTAAATAAACATCACCCGGAACCTCAGTTCTAGCGTCTTTGCTTATGTTCTTTGATTTAGCAGTAATATCTTTCACAGCGTCACTTTTACCTTGCTCATAAAAATGAGAAGCAATAGTGTCGATGTTTCTAGCTCCATATATAGCTTTGTGGTATGCACCTGGATCATTAACTGTACCATCTTCGTTTAAGAACTTCTTAATAAATGTTGTTAGATCAGATTGCGCCTCGGCAACTTCATTAGCATCTTTAACGCCATATCTAAATTTCTTTTCACCAACTTCGAAATCAAAACCTTTGAAATCATTAGTAAAATAATCTTTAGTTGCGGCTTTAAAGCTCTCATGACTTTGCTTTGCTACCTCTTGTTCTTTGTTATATCTATTGAAAAAGTCCATTGCTTTTTGTTGTTCTTGAGTAACGCCCGGTCTCAACTTGATCTCGTCGTAATACTTCTTTTTCGTTTCCTCCAAAAAGTTTTTGGCTTTTGCAATTTCTTCCTTATAAGCAAGTTTCTTTTTCTTTTGCTCACGTTCCTCAGCTTCTTCAGGATCAAAGTAAAATTTATCTTCTAATATAAAATCTACTTCTTCTCTATCTAAATGAGGCTTAGTCTGTTTGTAGTATTCCCTAAGTAAAACATCTTCATCTACATTAGTGTAGTCTCTGTTTAGTCTTGCGTAATCTTCTAATGTACCACCAGTTTCTTTCATAAATTTAACAAGTTTTTCTACATTTTCAGGTAAATCTACTTGTTCTATAACTTGCTCAGGCGCTTTTATAACCGGTTTTTCTACTGGAACTTCATCTTCTGCCACTTCATTTATAACAGTAAATTCCTCTTCTTTAACCGGCTCTTCTTTAGTTTCTACTTTTTCTTCAACCTTTTCTTCTACAATTTCTTGTACAATTTCTTTAGTTTCTTCAGGTTGTTTTGTTTCTTCTTCTTTTTTAGTTAAATCTACTTTAGTTGTTAGTTCTGTTTTAACTAATTTTTTAGGTTTCTTTTTCATTTTAAAGTCACCTTGTTCTAAGGTTCCATCAGGAGCCTCTTTTACTTCTTGTTTTTCTGACATAATATAATATAATAATTAATAATTAACCCATTCCAAAAGGATTGAGTATTGGCATAGGCTCTTCACTAGGTGTTGGCTGATCTTTTTCAGTTGCACTTGTTTCAAAGCTTGTTGGTAATAAATCGTTTTGTCTTTGGTCTATTAATTGAGACTGTTGAGAACCTTCAATACGTACTCTTTCATCTTTACGGTCTTCAATTTCTTTTTCTTTGGTTTTTAAACCATTAACTTCCATTTGTTTTAATTCTAAATCAAACTTATGTTGTTGGTTCATGATCATTATTTTAACTTCTGCCTCTTGTCTATACTTTTCTAAATCAAACTGTACTTTAGCTTGTTCGAACTGTACTTTCTGCTCTGTTAATATTTGTTGTTTTTGAGTTTCAGCTAAAGCTTGCTTTTCAGCTGCTTCTGCTTGTGATTGAGCTTGCTGTTGTATTTGCTGAAGTTTCATTTGTTGTTCAGCTGCTTGCTTTTGCTGTCTACGTTGTTTTAGCAATTGATTAGCTAATGTTAAGTTTTTAACTTCTCTAATGTCTATAGCGTCTTCTAAATCGATACCACCGGTTTTTAAAGCTATTTGTATATTTTCTTCTAGTTTAGCTTTTTCTTCATCATCTGGCTCAAGATCTAAAAATATACCAAAATCATATATATTTTTATCCATAAGCTCTGTCAATGTAGAAACATTAAACTTAGTTATACTGTTTTGTAAAGCTGATCTAGTAAGTGGAAACATTAAAGCATCACCTATTCTAAGCGATATGTTTTCACAGTTTTTAAGTGTTAAATACAAACTAGCTTGTAATATGTGTCTAGTTGCGGTATTTGAATTAGCAGCAGCGATTTTTTGTAAACCTACTAAAGAGTTTTTATCAGGACTACTAGCGTCTCTAGCTTCATTAAGTCCGGTAACATCTCTTATAAGTTGTAAATAGTATTGATAAGTTTGTATAAGACTTTGTATTTTAGCACCACCACTACCACTTTGTAATTCTTGAATAGGAACTTTACCAGGATTCATATCACCATCTTGAGTGAATGATCTACCAACAATAGAACCTGTTTGAAAATACATATTTAAAGCTTCTTGTGGATTATATGTTGTTCCATTGCCTAAATCTACCTCAGCTAAACCATCTACATCCATATAAACACCATCAGGAACTACTCTAGACAATACTTGTTGTAGCTTAAGATGCGTTAGTTGAATCATATCTGCAAAACCTGTTATACGGTTAACTAATGAATCTATACGTCCTTTATACATTCTAGGAGCACATATATTATAATTCATATTAACTTTAGTAGTATCAGCATTAGGTCTTGTCATATTCTGAGCCATTTCCCATCTTAACATTTTAGGGTGGCCTAATATTTTAACACCGCTGTATAATACTTCTATAGATCTAAAAGCTTTAGTAAAGTTAACTTCTTCAGGTGGATTAAATGCATCTGTTTTTTCTAATGCTTTTTCTAAACCATTTGGAGTTTCTTTTATTTTAAACACTTGATTAGTAAAAGTTTTATATTCAAAATATATTACTTGTATTTTATCATCAAAATATCTACCTTCTGCTCCGTTTCTATAGTTAGAATTACCTGGATACTTACTTATTTCTTTTAATTCTTCAGGCGTAAGCATAGGAAACTGTTTTTTAAGCTCTGCCATGCTAAGTCCTTTTACCTCGCCAACATACCATATGTCTTCAAAGTTTGGGTCCTCAGTATATGAATAAACTAAATTAGCAGGATCAACATAGCTAACTCCAACACCTTCTTGTAAATTAAATTCAGTTTTTGAACAAGCGATACCTAACACTGTTAAATCATGGTTTAATCTTCTTCTAACTAAATCATATTTATTATAATCTAATACATAGTTAATAGCTTCTTCTTGAGCTATTTCTACACCTTGCTTGTAATTAAGCTGCATATAAACAGAAACTTCATCAGGGTTAGTTGGCATATTAGATTTACCACCACCTGTTGAAACATCTAAACCTAGTTGAGCTTTTGCTTTAGCTATATATTCTCTAGCGTAAATATCTTTCATTAAACCTTGAACATATGCAGATCTTTTTCCAGTAGAAGAAGGATCTTGAGCATAAGCTTTAATATCGTAATTTTTTTGAGACATACCATTTACAACTATGTCTACAAATTTAGAAATAATAGGTACAGGTGTCCAGTCTAGATTTAAGTAAGATAAATCTCCATTTATAGATAGTTCATCTTTGTATTTCTGAACTGATTG